CATACAATCTTGGGTTGAACCAATAATAGAGGTAAAAAATTGGGATAGAGTAACGGGAAATTTAAATAGACAAATTAAACATAATTTGTTAGAGGTTATTGACCAAGATGTGTTTGAAAGAAACTCCATCGTCGATTTAGACCTACGCTCAAGTGGGATACAACTAAATAAAAAAAGTTTTATGAGTTTAGAAATCACACTATTTCTAAAAGATTCTCTTGAATTTAAATCACAAATTTTAAAAGAAAAAATTAAAAAAATAGCTAAGTCTGTTTATCAAGATGAACTTTTAAGGTCGGAATATTTTCAACTATCAAAATCAAAATCAAAAAACATTTGATATTCCATAGTATTTATTATAAAAAAATACAATGAGAGTATTAGGTCCAAACGATTTAGGAAATGGTATATTGGTTGAATGGGATGCGGGAACCGTATCGCCCAACGAATTTAGAAATGCTGAAGTAATAAGAGAGTCTTATGGTCAGATGGAACACTCCAAGCCTTTTGAATTTTACGCAACACTTCAAAAATATGGCGTACCAAATAGAAATGGTAGAGTTTATCCTGAAAGGATATTAAAGAGGGAGGTTGAAAAATATAAGAAAGCAATTAATAAAGGTCTTTCGATATCTGAGTTAAATCACCCTGAATCTTCACTAATTGATTTAGAGAGAGTGTCTCACCTTATTACTGATGTATGGTGGGATGGTAATGTCCTTATGGGTAAGATTAAATTACTAACAACACCAGGTTTCCATGAAAGAGGTATTGTTTCATCACCTGGTGATGTTGCGGCTAACTTAATGAGACAAGGTGTTACTATGGGGGTTTCGTCAAGAGGTATTGGTTCTTTAGCTAAAAAAGGGGAACAAAATGAAGTTCAAGATGATTATGAATTAATTTGTTTTGACTTAGTATCTTCACCATCTACGCCAGGAGCTTATTTGTTTTTAAATAAAGAAGACAGAAACGAGTACGAAGAAAACTTAGAGGAAGAAAAAAAATCACCTGAAAACATTACAAAAAATGATAAGTCTGTTGACTTAATGAGAAGACTTTCCGATTATTTAGGTTATTAAAAAAAATTAAAACTATGGACGAAAAATATTTTGTAGCCAAAATTCAGTATGACTTGGTCGATTCTGACACTGGCAAAGTGAAAAAAATTAGAGAAGAAAAATTGGTGAAAGGTTTCAGTGTTACTGATGTTGAAGCTAAAGTCACTAAAAGGTTTGAAGGTTTTACAAACGATTGGAGAATCACTTCAGTCAGTGAAAGTAAGATTGACGAAGTTTTCGAATAAAAAATTTATTAAAATATTAAAAATTAAAATCGGGCTAAAACCCGATTTTTTTTTGCCCTTTCATTAAAAAATAAACTTTTTTTAAAACTGAGATATTTATTAAGTAAAATAAACAAAAACTCTTGGTTAAAACTAAAATGCAAAACGAAAAAAAATCTTTAGTTGAAGAGGCACTTTTACAAATGAAAAATTTGGAAGAAGCCGTAACTCAAAATGCAAAAGGAATACTTGCTTCAACAATGAAGGAAGAAATCAGTGAACTAGTAAAGGAATCTCTTGAAGAGGTTGAAGAAGCGGAGTCTATGGAAAAAGTATCAGAAATGGAAAAAGGTGAGATATCTCACAAAATGAAAGAACAAGCTGAACTTGAAGTAGACGATGAAGAATCTGATGATTTAGAATCTGATGATGAATTTTCTGATGAAACATTAGGAGATGAAGAAGACCTTATGTCTTTGGATTTACCTGGTGATGAATTAGAAGTAGATGATGAAGAAGAAGTTCTATTACCTTTAGACCTTAGAACTGCGTCTGATAATGAAATCTTAAAAGTCTTTAAAGCTATGGGCGAAGAAGACGGTATTATTGTTTCTAAAGATGAAGATTCAATTCATCTTAAGGATACTAATTCTGATGTTGAATATGAAATTCACACAGAAGGTGAAGACGATGAAGAAACAATGGACAAGATGTACGAAGAAGACGATGTAGTTTACGAAATCGAAATTTCTGAAGACGAAAACGAAATGGAAGATTATGAAGATGAATCTTCCGATGAGGAGTACGAAGAAATGAGTGAAGGTAACTACGGTATGGGAAAGGGTGAAAAATCAAAAACCCATAAAGGTGATGAAGATTACACAACTAAAAAAGGTATGACTAAAAAAACAAAAGCATTCGAAGGTGAGGTTGACGAGTCAATGACTATTAAACCAAAAGGTATGGGAATGAACCTTAAGAAAAAATCATTTGACCTATCTGAAATGGAAGATTCTGAAATGGAAGACGGTGAAATGAAAGAAGGTTCAATGACTATCAAACCTAAGGGTGTTGGTATGAACTTAAAAAAGAAGTCATTTGAAATGTCAGAGGAAGAAGAGGCTGAAACAACTGAAGCTGCTCGTACTTTGGGTAATGGTTCTAAGAACGACCCAAAAAGACACGGTTTACCAAAACAAAAGGTAAGAACTGTATCTGAGAGTGAGTTGGCTAAAGAAGTAGAATCTTTGAGAGCAAAGAATGAAGAATACAGAAAAGCATTAAATATTTTCAGAGAAAAATTAAATGAAGTTGCTGTTTTCAATTCAAACTTAGCTTACGCAACACGATTGTTCACTGAGCAAACAACAACAAAACAAGAAAAAATTAACATTTTGAGAAGATTTGATACTGTCGAATCTTTAAAAGAATCTAAGACTTTATATAAGACTTTGAAAGAAGAATATGTAAGCAAGGAGACAACAACATTATCAGAATCTGTTGAGTCTAAAGTTTCTAAAACACCTTCAAGAGGTGCTTCGACAAACCTTATTTAGTCAAAAACTTATGAAAATCCACAATTCTTAAGAATGAAGGATTTAATGAGTAAATTAAAATAAAAAATAAAACTAAAACTAAATAAAAACTAAAATGGGAGCATTATTAGAATCAGGCTTAGTTGGTAACATCGGTCTTAAGCACTTGAAAGTTATCAAAGAAGACACAATCAACAAATGGGACAAATTAGGTTTCTTGGAAGGTTTGAAAGGTCACATGAGAGAAAATGTGGCTCAACTTTACGAAAACCAAGCGTCTCACCTTATAAACGAAGCATCATCTACATCTGACACAGGGTCATTTGAGACGGTTGTCTTCCCTATCGTTAGAAGAGTATTTTCTAAATTATTAGCTAACGATATTGTATCAGTACAAGCGATGAACTTACCTATCGGTAAATTGTTCTACTTCGTACCTAAAATTCAACAGTATGTTGGTGGCGCTGGCGGCACACAACACTACGCACCAATCGGTTCACCTGAAGCAGTTGATTCAGGTCAGAACTCACCTAACCAAGGTTATGGAGCAGACAACGGTAAAGACCTTTACGATAGATTCTACGAAGGTAACGAACCAGCTCTTGACCCACCAGGATTATTCGACTACTCTAAAGGTCAGTTCTCTTCTGTAACTGCACCAAACGTAACAGTTGTATGGGTTGGTGATTCATTAGTAGGGTCTGGTTACACTGCAGGTGAATACAGAAAAGTATTACTTGTTATGTCAGGTTTCTCGAACTCAGGTTCATACGGTAAGTTAATGGGTCCTGATGGTAACACAGTTGACACTGAAACATTCCTTTCAGATTTGACAATCACATCAACATCGGGTACATCACCTTGGTCAGCAGTTACAGGTAACTTGTTGTTCAGAGTTGTAACTCAGAAATATGGTAAAGGTATCGTTGAATACGGTGGAACATCATCACCAGCATTTGGTTCTTCAAACACGGCTAACGGTGGTTCATACGACAACATTTGTGACTCTGACGGTAAGATTTACTTAGAAGTTGACTTCCAAGTTCCATGTTCTATCGGAGCAGGTTCATTTGACGGTTACTCAGGTTACACAACAGTAGCTAACGGTTCAACAGTCGCAAGTTCACAGTTTACAACTACTTACAGAATTTACAAAGAAATGGAATTCGAAGATAGAATTGGTGAAGTATCATTTGACCTTGAGTCAGTAACTGTTTCTGTTACAGAAAGAAAGTTAAGAGCACAATGGTCACCTGAAATGGCACAAGACGTTTCAGCATTCCACAACATCGACGCAGAAGCTGAATTGACAGCTTTATTGTCAGAGCAAGTGGCAGCTGAAATCGACAGAGAAATCTTGAGAGACCTTAGAAAAGGTGCGGCTTGGACATTAAGATGGGACTACAACGGTTGGAAGAGAGGAACTTCAGCAAATCCATTAACTCAGTACACTCAGAAAGACTGGAACCAAACGTTGATTACAGCAATCAACCAAATTTCAGCTCAAATTCACAAGTCTACTTTGAGAGGTGGAGCAAACTGGATTGTTGTATCTTCTGAAATCAGTGCTATTTTTGATGACTTGGAGTACTTCCACGTTTCAAACGCAGCTCCTGAGCAGGACCAGTACAACATGGGTATCGAGAGAATCGGTACATTAGCAGGTAGATATCAAGTATATCGTGACCCATACTTCCCACCAAACACAGTATTGTTGGGACACAAAGGTAACTCTTTGTTAGATACAGGTTACGTTTACGCACCATATGTACCTCTTCAGTTGACTCCAACTATGTACAACCCATTCAACTTTACTCCTATTAAGGGTATTATGACACGTTACGCTAAGAAAATGGTTAATAACCGTTTCTATGGTAAGGTTACAGTTGATGGTGTAAGAACATTCGACTTAAGAGAATTGAGATAATCTCAAAACACTAAATAGAAAAGGGGACTTCGGTCCCCTTTTTTTTTGTAACACAATAAATAAAAAAATTAAGATTTGTGAATTTCAGGATTTCCAATACTACTTGGTGTTTCACCTTTATCTTTTGTAAGTATTCTAATAGCCTTAGATAATACTTCAGTTTCCTCTATTGAGAAAACACCTCGAGAAAATCCACTACGAGCCGCCTGCATTAAGCAATAAACACCTTGTTCTGGTGTCATTTTTTCTAAAAAACGACCTAAGTCTTCATTGTTTTGATATTTGATTGTGTCAAATAAAACTCCTTCTTCAAAATTCTGTGACATAATTACCTTGTTTGATATTTATATGTATAACAATTTTTAAAATATAATCAATATGAGTGAAATTTTACTTTCTGAAGATTTAGCCGTTTGGTTCGGTAAGAAAAAGAAACCGAAAGGTAGTTCACAACCAAAAGGTCCGTGGGTTAATATATGTAGTAGGGATAAGGATGGTAAACATCCACCGTGTGGTAGACCTGATGCGGATTCTAAAGCATATCCTAAATGTAGAGCTGCAGGTGTTGCTGGTAAAATGAGTGACTCCGATAAAAAAGCCGCTTGTAGACAAAAGAGAGCCGCAGAAAAGAAAGATACACAAACAGGGAAAGGTCAAAAACCCGTAATGACTTCATACAAACCAAAAAATGAATCAATTAAAGAGTCTATCATAAGGGCACTAAAAAAATATAAAGAAACTCCTCTAATTTCTGAAGAATTACAATATCATTTGGAAAATGATATTCCTGTTAGTGAGAATGTATTCAGACCGGGAAGTCAAAAATATTTTAACTTAATTAATGAGGCAAGAGAATTGAAGAAAATTGGAATTTATGAAAATGAATTTGATAACGAACTCTTGAATAGTGATTTGGGAAAATTTTTTATATATGAAGGTGAAAGATTACCATTGGATTACCCTATGATTAATGAGGCGGAATACAAAGGGAAAAATGTTGAGCTTGGTAAACCAAAAACAGGTGGACCAAAAAAATGGTATGTATATGTTAAAAACCCACAATCGGGTAAAATAATAAAAGTTTCTTATGGTTCTCCTGTTATGACTGCAAAGTGGAACGACTCAGGTGCGAGAGCATCATTCGCAGCAAGACATCAGTGTGAAAAAAAGAAAGATAGAACTAAACCCGGTTATTGGGCATGTAGAGCACACAAAGATTTTGGTAATAATGTTCCTGGAAGATTTTGGTAATGGTTTATTCACAGAAAAATATAAAAAAGAATATTTTTGAACGAGTTTTCTCTAAAGATGTTGACTCGGAAGAGTTGATTTGGCACCGTGATAAGAAAAATAGAATTGTTGAAATTCTTGAAGGTGATGATTGGTTATTACAAATGGAAAATGAACTACCAAAAAAGCTCTCTGCGGGACAAAAAATAGAAATACACAAAGAGACCTACCATAGAATTTTTAAGGGTACCAGTGACCTTAAAATACGTATTACAGAAGAGATTGACACTGTACGTGTACCTAAACAAGTTATTGAGGTAGTTAAAAAGGGTTTAAAGTACCTTAAAAAAAGAGGTGGTAGTAATAGACTATCTGAAAGAATTATTTCAGGTGAGGTAAGTATTGACGATGTAAAACAAATAAAAAAGTTTTTTGATAAACTTAATAATCAAGTTACTTTGTCAGAATCATATAAAGGAAAACCACATGAAGATGTTATATATCTTAACAGTTTGTTAAGGGGTGGTGATGTTGGATATAAGTGGTCAATTAGAGAATATTATAAAAAAATAAAAGGGACTTAATTGTCCCTTTTTTCTTTTTGAAACAATTGGTATTTATCCCTTTGTTTCAATCCAACTGAATAACCACTTTTTACTGAAAAGATTTGGGGATAATCTATTGCAAAGTAATCAATTGCACGGTCTACAGTTGCTGCTTGAGTTTCGAGAATGAGTTCATCATCCTTGATTAAAGTGTAAATTTGGTAAGACATTCAAATAAATATTTAGATTGCAAATATATTGCAATTTATTTACCTGAACAATACTTTCCTGAACATTTTTTTACACCATTGACATCTGGCATATCACCTTTACAAACCTGAACCGCATATCCATTAGCATATGCCGATGGGTATACATCATATTTGGCTTTAGCTGCTGTAATACCTCTTTCACAAAGTGTTGTGTCTTTTTCTTTTTCTCTAATTACACGTCGGATAATTGCCTCTAACATATCTTCTGTAATTCTTACTGTTTTTTTGTTTTCCATAACGTCATCAATTATCATTTCGTCACCATGAGTATCATCTTTTTCATTCATAATGAAATCAAATACTTGGTCCATATTATTTTTTGCTTCTGAGATGTGGTCGTCGGCCCAATCGTGACCGTCGTTCAATAGAGATTCAATCATAGATTCATCCATTTGAAGGAGCATCTCACATTGTCTTTTCATTTGTTCTAAGTTTTGAAAGAACATATATCTTGTGTTTTTCATTTTATTTTCTATTAACTATTTGAAATTGTAATGTTTGTTTATAAGTATCAACATTTTGGTCTGTAACCACTTTCATATCAATAAAATATTCATTAGGTATTTTGTCTCTTGTGTCAAACACAAAATAATAACTATCGGGTGTTCTGTTAATTGGAGTCCAATCCTGAACCTCAACTTCTGTCTGTCCTTCCCTAACGTACACTCTGTAATATGCGTCAATAGTATTTAAAACAACATTAGAAGAATATGCTTGTCTAATAATACAAGTTACTTTTCTAACATCTGTGTTGATTATCTTTTCATTTTGTCTTATCCCAAAGAAATTAAATGCATATATCTTAGGTGTTTGTGTACTTGTTCCAATTTGGAAATAGTTAGAATTACTCTTTAAAACAAATTCATTTTCAACATTAGATATTGGTGTACCATTATAACTTAATTGAGACCATACATCGTAGAACATACACGGAATTGTTGATGATGTAATCCCTGAAACAATAATTTCGTACACACCTTTGGTTACCAAACATGATACAATCCCCGACTGAACAACATCATCATTTTGGTCATAGATTGTAACAACTGGTGGTGTATCTAATTTAATAGGATTACCATTCACGTATGCGTAAAGATACAATTTATTTGACTGACTTTCGATAAAGTTATTTCTATCGTCAGTTATCAAATCATCATGTACAGTTTCCAAATAAGGTTCATAGAATGTTTGAGTATGTCTTGAAAAGAACCCAACGGCATAATTTTCTGTAAGACCCGTTAAATTTTCAACTTGTGGAACAAATGCAACTCCCCAACCGGTGTGTCCTGTAGTTGTACCTGTTAAGATATTGTTGATTTCATTTGTCATATCAAATTCAATATTTTCATTACCAAATTCAAAATGTTGAACATCAACAATTGTAAGTGCCGAATAGTTACATCCTGTTAGACCTGTTTGTGAATTTAAATTGTCATATATTCCGTAGACTGACCAATCATCGATGGTTGTTGTTTGAAACCAATTCACAGGTCTTGTAGAGAATGATTTATCTGTTAATAGTTGCTCAGTTACGCTCTGTGCGTTTGATGAGTTCAAAGGGGTTGCTGAGTTATAATAATCATAACCAACACCTTCGTCCCATTCTTGTGGTGTACCTGTTGAACCTGAAAATTTTGGTATCCTAAAAAGAATTAAATCAAATGATGTTGCCCTTCTTCTACCGTCAGACCAATAACCATTAAGTAACGCTTCATCAAACTGTGAAGTGTTTGTCATCTTAAGTGTGTGTGTTAATGTTTTAGAACAACCCGTTGAAATTGTACCATCGGCAACTTTTTCTTCTAAAAGAGTAAGGTCTAAATTAAAAATAAAACGGCTAAAACCAGGAGGTGGGATAATATTATCTACCCTACCATAAAAAAGTTCAACAACAGGGTTCCTTCCCGTGTTAGTAAATGAATTATATATTAATGTATCATTTTTACTGAAATACGACTTATTTGTTGACATCAAAGTATTTTACAATAAATACTTAGTTAAGTCGAATATTTTTGTTTAACACTTTTTGTTGTGCGTTATTTAACTCTTGTATTAAACTTTGTATCTGACTACCACTAACGGTAACAGGGTTTGGTGGTAATCCAGGATAGGCATGTACGTGTGTTGTTAATACCTCTACAATTTTTGAAAGTAATTGTAAAAGTTCTTCACCCCTAACAAATGATGACGTTTTTGGTTGTATTTCAGTTACCAATCTTTCTTGGTCAATACCATAAATTGTGCCGTCTAAATCAATTTTACCTTTGGTCGGATTAATTGTATCGTGAGATAAAAAATATAATTGTTTTGCTCCCATGATACCTACAGTATTTTCTTGTTTTAAAATACGTTTTGGTTGGTACTTTTCAGTTTTTTGAACTTTTGGTACTGTTGTAGAACCTTTTTTATCGTAAATTAAACCGTTACCGGCTATTGAAAGGATAAAGTTTGATGGTTTAACTAAAGGAAATAAGGTTAACAAATTAGTTAACACGTCTACCGGTGTATTTTCATCTGAATTAACAACGGTATTGTATAATGATACCGCTGGACGATAATAAAATGGGTATTGATTAATAATAGGCGTACCATCATTTAATACTCCATTCATAACTTGTTTTAAAACTGAGTTAATAAATTCTGCAACTTGAATTATTGATAAATCACTAAAAGGTAAAATCTTTTGAATCGATTTAAATTGGTCTAAGTTGGTTGTTGGGCCTATATTACCGGCTAATGTAGTACCTAAATTTGATGTGTCATTTGTAATTGAATAAATAATAACATTACCTGTCAATGCACTAAACATATTTTCAGGGTTAATAATATTATATTCAATTAATCTTGTTAAATCTTTGTCTTGACTAACAAGTTTAATTTGTTTTTCTGGTGGTGCAAATTGGATGGTTTCTTCAAATATAGATAATTGTAAAAATCCTCTTGTTGTGTTTGCAACTGGTATTTGTCCATTAACGAATGGTTTGTGTTGACCAGCTCGAAGTATTACCTCACCATCTTTAGTTATGATATCAGAATTATATCTTCCAATCAATGCGTTGTCACCAGGTTCGGGGTATACACCTAAGGTGTTTGGATTTTCAATTTCACCTTCCTGATTTTTAATTGCTTTATATCTTTTGTTTCTTATTCCTGAATTAAGAAATGTTTTGGCTGAATTGTAATTTTCCCTATATATTGTTGTTGGTGATGAAAACGGACCTTGAATGTAATATCTACTAGTATTTAAAGGGTCTGTTGGGTCTGAATACATGAGTTGTACATATTCATCAGGCTTTGGTGTTTGATATATAAAATAAGGAAGGAATGGTAAATAGACAAACGGGTCTTTTTCAGTCCATTTGTCAGTTTTAGGGTTGAATTTATAAACTGAATTTTGTAAATCTTGTTCATTGATTTGCTCAGGAACACATCTAATCCTACCCAACATTTGTGGGTCTTGATTATCGGTTACTCTAGCAGGTCTAAAGGTCTTAACTAAAGGTTTAACTTTTTTTAAAACTTCGTTGACTATTCTATTTTCATCTGGCGTCATCATTTAATTCTTTTTTTGTATTCTTCTAAAATTTCGTTGTATATTCTTTCTGTTGTATCTAAATGATGTGTTAATTTAATTAATAAACTTTTAGTGTCTTCGAAATCATTAGATAAATGGTCCATAACATATTTTAAATCATTGTTAGATTTATTTTTATAGTCTGAAATAATATTTTGAATTTTTTCTAGTTCCATATTAATAAGATTTTCCTACTCCTTTTGATGGTAAAGTTAAACCTGCAGGTGTTATAGTCAACGGTGGTATGAATATTTCAGTTTTCCCGTTTTCGTACATTTCAGTAAAAAAACCTTCAATTTGTGATAGTTTGTCTTGATTCATTACATTTGGTGAACCATCAGGTAATGCCCCTGTAGGAACTCCTTTTTTCTGTAAATCTTCAACCATAGCGGTAAACATTCTAGTTTTACTCATACCATCTAAACGAGCAGCCCCCGCTAAAGCTATTTGTGGTAATCCAATATTACCTAAATTTGCTTTGACAATTCTAAATAAACCCAACAATTCATCAATAACAGATTTACATCGCCTAAAATCACGGACACCTTGACTTACAATTATTGTTGTTGCGATAATACTTGTAATCATTTTAATTTTTGCGTCTTTTGATTCTCTGATAATATCTAATAAAATGCTTTGAATTAATCTATTCATGTTTCTTTTGATGTTATTGAAAACAGTTTCTACGAAAATTGCACCAATTTTTGACATTACATTAATAATCAAATCTCGTAAATTAACAGTAAATGATGTCAAACCGTCAATGTCGTCAACAATTGTATTTCTAATTGCTTTGGCTAAAACAATAACACCTAACACTACTTTTGGTGATAGTATTGCTGTCATAATTGCTTTTGGTATTGTTTTTAAAAAATCAGAATTAATTGCGGCACCAAACTCAATATTTGGTAGAAGTAACCTCCAATTTTGATTTTCACCCATTTCATTTAATGACTCTGATAGTGCGTTTAATTTACCAGACAATGTTGATTCATTACGGGCTTTATTTGCGTAATCATACATAGCATTTACATCTAATGGTAATTTTACCGAATCACAAGAGGTAAATTCTGTAACACCCATTTGAATATTAATAATATCTTCATCAATATCGGCTAATTCTCTTGGTGATAATTCAAAAAAAGTATCATCAATATCATCTAAAACTGACAATTTAGCATTACCACTTACATCTATTTCTCGTTCACTATCAAAACAAAGTCCTAATATTCTTTGTAATATTTTTTCGAATTTTTTTTGTTCTCTTAAAGTATCTGTTGATACGTTGGCTGAGAATGAGAATGCTCCTGTCAACATATCTAAAATTTGTGCAATAAGTGTATCAAAATCCAATATCTCAATAGATTCGTAGTAATCAACTAAAAAGTCGGTAATTTTATTTGGACCATTCGGTCTTGATTTCATTTGTACTTTATAAAAACTACCTGGATTTCCGAATTGGTCTTGAGTTACATATGTAATATTCATCAACTCATTACCTGATGCTCCAATATAATCGTTACCATATTCTTGTTGAAATGTGTAACCAGGATTCAGAGTTCTACGATATAACTCTTTATTCATATTATAGGGTGTGTTACCATTAAATGTTGTACCTGTTTCGTAAAAAAGACCGCCCGGTAGTGTTTCGGGAGATTCTTTTAGAATATCAAAAAAGTCTATAGAGTTTAAATTAACATAAATGTCAACATTTTCATCATATGTTTGTTCTTCAGAACACCCCAACATTTTTGCCAATTCTTCTTTCCAAATTCTTGGTATTTGAGATTTGGTTGATAGAATTGCATCGTTATATGAATCAACTAAAGCATTTATGGTTCTTTTACCTGCAGCCTCACCGGTTAATCTTAATTCGGATTTTGTTTTACCTTTAGAGTTTTTTGTATTTAAAGGTTTGTTATTTTGTGTTATTAAAAATATTTGAGTAAGTTGGTCTAATTGAGATTTTTTGGTTGCTTGAAGTTGTTTTTTAAAATCATTAGAAATTTTTTGGGTGTTATCCCCAAATTCGTTTAAAGAACTAAATACTTTTTTCTTATCTTCCGCAAATGGGTCGCCACTTTTAGCCCTAATTATTTCGGCCTTTTCTTTTTTTGATTCAACGGCAGTCTCAAAAGCTTGCGCTTTGTTTTTAAACTTATTGTATTTATCTAAAAGTGGGTCGTTTTGACTTGGGTTAGTTTGTGGTTCAGTAGCCATAATAGGTTATTACTTATTAAGTTTATAACCCCCCGCGGACGAATTATCAATATCTTTATCGATTAATGCTTTTAAAACATCTTCATCCATTTCTGAAAGGTCAAACATTTCTTCATTTCCTGAGTTTTGAGACTTTTCCCATATTGTCGATTGTAATTTCGAAAGAGAAAGTTTCTTTTCTATAGTATCATTAATAATCTTTTGTTGTTCTTTTAACATATTAGAAATTGCGACCGTATCTTTTGGTTCTTTCATCATTCCAATTAATTTGTTTTGAATCCTAATGGCAGTGGTTCGTTGTTCTACAAGTTCATTATAAATCTCCTGCATTAGACTCAAAACAGAGTCTTTAGTTAAAATAATATCCTTTTTTTTAGGTCTTGCCATAATAGTATAAATACTTTAAAAAGAATTTTTATAATTCATTTAATTTTCTCATCAATTCAAAATATAATTTTTTAAATTTTTTCATTGATGTTCTAATTTCTTTTGTCGATAGATTTGTCATTTCTCGTAATGAGAGTAAAATGATATTTTTGTTAAACTTATTATTATCGTTACCAATAAAAATATTGTCATAGTTCTCAAATAATTCAATTAATGCATTTCCTAACTTTAACTCATTATCGTTAATGGTTGGGTCATTTAAAAAATCTTTTAATTCAACTAAAAATTTTTCAATAACATCTGATGGTTCGATTGAACCATCATCAATATGATAAATCATATCAGGTCTATTCTCTAATGAAACAGATATATCTTCATATGATATTTTTCTATTTGTTTCTTTTTGGTCTTTGATGATTTGACCCATCAAATAATTCTTACAGATAGTACCAAAATACGAATAAGCCTTTTTGTTTTTATCTGGTTTGAATTTTTCTATTTTGGTTATTAAAAATGAGTGAGTATCATTATGTATTTCGATAAAATCCATATTTTTACGGTATAATTTATATCGTCTAATAATTGACTCAATCATTTTATCTAATGGTTTACGTAAAAATTCATTATAGATATCATTACGTTCAGTATAGGTTGAGGCAGTCAGGAACATCCTGACTGCCGTCTCCTCTTGTACATCAAAATAGTTTAAATTTTTGGGTTTACGACCTCTTTTTTTTGCTTCAGCAATTGCTTCCGTAATTGTTTCTGAGGTACCCGATAGTTCGACAACTAACATTAAACATTGACAGGTTCATATTTTATGCCTCTATCCTCTAAAAAGAAATGTTCTTTTTTTGCTGAATCAATCCAAAAACGTACTTCTTCATCTGTAATTCTTTCACTTCCATTTTTGTAATTCCAAAAAATAGAACCTTCTCTAAGATTGATATGCTTATATCCAATCTTTGGAATTGTAATAATGTTTGCAGAATTATAAGTCAATCTTAGAAGGAATTCGTAAATAAATGTTAATTTAAACGATGGTTTAAATCCGCCAAAATCTTCATAAGTTTCTTTTTTAATTACCATTCCACTTGATTGAAAATTTTGATAACTTAATAACATATCATTTGTTAAAATACCAATTTCTGTATTCATACTTGCTGCAAATGTTGCTTCATTTGTAAAACCAGCAAATACACCTTTACTGTCTACGTCAACAACAATCGGTAAAAATGCATCCATTTCAGGATATGCTTCCATATAAATTTTAACATTTTTAAACCAAATAGATGCGTATTCATCATCAAATTCTAAAATAGAAACCCATTTAGATTTTGCTTTTGACACACCAAAGTTTAATTGACTACCAAAGTCAGTTTTACCTTCATTATGGTAAATGTTTACTGTTAAACCACTAAATTCGTAGTTATTTAAAAAATTGGATAAAGACTCCTCACCCGAGTGGACAATTACCACTTCATTTATACCCACAGTTTGAGTGTGTATTGATTGAATTGCTTTATCAAAAAAGTCTGTAAAGTCCAAGTGTTTTGAAGACTCTATAGGTATTATTACTGAAATATCTAAATTTTCCATCTTATTCTGTTTCTGTTAATTTAATTTTATCCAATTGAACTTGGAATGATTCTTTTCTTGTTGTTAAATAACCATTAAAGTGATTGATTACTGTTGAATCAAAATACTCCTTGTCTTTAAATCTCTCAGCGGTTTTCATACTAGAAGCGTAAAGTTGCTCAGAAATATTATCTTCAAGCCAATTTTGAGTGTATTCGGCCAAAATATCAACAATATTATTTTGTTCATACGTCCAAACACCATTCGTGTCTGTCATCCAATCGGGTTTCATATTAGGTACTTTACCAATAACTGGGGTACCACATGACATACTCTCTATAGGGTAAGTACCAAATGCGCTGGTATCGTCAACCCAAACCGAAACATAACCTTCTTTAATATGTTTTGCAAATTCTTCTTGTGATAATCCTCTCATATCACGGAAGGTAATCCAACGGTATTGTGGGTATTTTAAATAAAAAGTTTTAACAATATTCATCGTATCTCTTGGTTCACGAGTGTGAATACATACGATTGGTTTTGCTGGTTTTTCTTTCATTGTAAATACTTGTGGAATGAGTGGTTCTACAATATCAAATGAAACATTTTTCATAATTTTTGTAACGTATTCTTTTTGTAAATCACTTGTTGTGATACACTTCATAAACCCGTATTGTGTCCATGAAGCTCCTGGTGATAGTGTTTCCAACATGTGGTCGTATGCTTGACACAATACTATTTTTCCACATGGTAATTTAGAAATTTGCTCAAGTACGTGACCGTAAAGTTCTGGTACTACAACAATATCTTCAGGTGAGATTTGTAAATTTTGATTCTCGATTGCGTAGTGTGGAATTTCCATATATTCTGCACCTAACCATTCCGCAACTCCTTGATAATTTTTAGCCTCGTGTAAAATCAATGGATTATATCCATTGTCTTTAAGAGTTTTAGCCATTTGGTATATGAATCTTATACCTGCTTTGGCGTTTCCTTTGGTGTCTTGTACTAAGAAATAAATTCTTGCACTTTTATCTTCCAAATTTTTAATAGACTGTTCTATTTTTAATATTGTTTCTTGTTCCATTTCAAATTTCAATTGCTTTAATTAATTTATACCTTAATAATGTATTAAATGCCAGTTTAAAAGGAATACTTAATTTTTTTTGATTATATGCTCCTAAATTTTCATCTAATTCATCTTCTCTTTCTGTCATAATGACCTCAATCATTGTTTTAATTACTTCATACTTTATAACTGAAAAAGTTTCAGTATTTCCTGACGATTTATTATCCTCAACTTGAATAAAATCTGAGATTTGATTCAAATCAAGATAATAATTTTCTCCAAATATTTTAATCATTTTGTTTTAAATTAAATTCCTTGTATAGTTCTTTAAATTCTTCTAAAGTGTTTATTGTGTATTTACAATCAATTTCTTGATTATAAGGTGTTGCGTATTTTACCATAATTTTTGTATTTTGAGTATCTTGTAATAATTTAGGGTTACTTGTAATAATCAAATCTGAATGTTCCCAAACCCAACTTTCAGTGATATCTGAATAAAATTTTATAGTCTCAAACTGACATCCATATTTAGATAAAAAAAATAAAGTTGCAGGTTTAGATTTACCAATTTCGTGTGAAATAATATTAAGTTCATGGTTATCTCTTAAGTCCATATAAATGTCATTTAATACATGAAATGTATTATTTTCTGAAGAACCAGCATGTCCAAAAATATTCATTGGAAAATCCATATAAAGAAATTCAAATAGTTTTTCTTCATTAGGAAATTTAAAATGGTCAATTAAATTTAGGGATGTTGCAGGTAAAATTAATTCATAATCAAAATCCTCTTCACCCTCCTCTTTCACATAATCTTCAATAAAAAATTTTTGATAAATTTGCTCAACTTTACCTATTGTGTCTCGTAAAACTCCATTAACATCAATTGAAATTATCATTAGTCGTATTTTTGTAAAATTTTAGTGATTATAGGATTCCTAATAATATCTTTATTATCGAATTTATGAACACCAATTTCAGGTATATCTGAAAATTTTTCAATAGCGTCCCACAATCCTGTGTGTGTTTTATCTTTATATCGGTCAGTTTGTTCTAAATCTCCTGATATAAAAAATTTCGAATTAAAACCAATACGAGTCAGAAGTAATTTCATTTGTTTAGGTGTTGCGTTTTGAGCTTCTTCAAAAATTAAAATTGAATTATCAATATTCATTCCTCTCATATATGCAAGCGCAAATACTTCAATAACTTCAAGTTCTTTTAATTTTTCTCTAGATTCTTTACCTATAATTTTATTAAGTAGGTAATAAGATGGAAAAATATATGGGTCTAATTTTTCTTCTACGTTTCCTGGTAGTGCTCCAAGTTTTTCCTCAGCCTCAACTGCGGGTCTAACAATTATAATTTTTTCGTAACTATTTGATGGGTCGGCCAATAGATGTATCGCAGCATTCATAGCGACATAGGATTTACCAACACCCGCAGGTCCTGTACAAAGAACTATTTCTTTTTCAATTAAAGATTCAAAATATTTTCTTTGTCCTTCTGATAAAAATTTTTTCTTTAGTGGTTTATCAATAACATTTGTAATAATTTCTTTTTTTGATAGTCTGACCATTTGTGTGGTCTCAGTTTTTTTTGTTCGTGTATTTGCCATTTAATTTTTTTTAAGAGTTATCTGATATAAGTTCCTTTTCGTTGTATTCACCAAAAGGTCTACGGTATACAGTATTACCCTTATCAGGACTTTCGTATATGTATACATTTTCAGATTTTGTTTTTTCTACTTGTTCTTTAATCCATTTATATGTTTTTTCCATACCCTCTTTAAGTGTTAATTTAGATTCCCATCCAACTTTTTCTTTATATAATTTGTTGTCTGAATTTCTACCTCTCACACCAATTGGACATGTAAAACCATATTTTTCAATAAAATCTTGTCCATGTATATTTTTAATTTTAACATCTTTTTTTGATAAGTCTATTGCTAATTGTGCTAATTCATTAATAGTAACCATTTCTTCAGAACCAATGTTGACTGGCCCTGTAAAATCTGTCTCCATAAGTCTTAATACTGCCTCAACACATTCATCAACATACAAAAATGAACGAGTTTGTTGACCATCACCCCAAACCTCTAATTCATATGTGGGTCTTGATTGACCTGGTGTTTTGTCCCAATCGTTTACCTCTGCGGCTTTTCTACACATTGCTGCGGGTGATTTTTCTTTTCCACCTTTCCACGTACCTTGTGGTCCAAATATGTTATGAAAACGTGCTATTTTAACATCCAAACCGTAATTCCTGTTGAAGGCCAAAAACAATCTTTCGGAGAATAATTTTTCCCATCCATATTCCGAATCTGGATTTGCGGGATAAGCCGAAGATTCTTCACAATTTGGGTTATTTGGGTCTAACTGGTTATGTTCAGGATACATACATGCCGATGATGAATAAAACACTTTACCGACTTTCTTTTTTACACATTCATGAACTACGTTAAGATTAATCAATGCTGAGTTGTGCATTACATTGGCGTCATTATCACCTGTAAAGATGTAACCTGCGCCTCCCATGTCAGCTGCCAATTGATACACTTCATCAATAGTATCGTCGATTACCAAAGACACTACGTTAGGGTCTCTTAAATCACCGACAATGAATTCATCACAGATTTCATCATAAGAGAAGTATTCGTGTCTTTTAAGGTCACAAATTCTAACCCAATTACCTTCTGATTTTAATCTTTTTGCTAAGTGGCCTCCAATAAAACCACCACCACCTAAAACTACGACTTTTTTCATAATTAATTAATTTTTAATAATAACCAAATAGTAATGTACTATTTGGAAAAAAGGAAGTTATCATCATCATAATGATGTTGTTTGTTTTCTAAATAATAATTAAATGTTATCATGTTTTTTTGGGTATATAAATATTAAACCTGAGTCTACCTCACTAACTTGACTTGAGTAGTGATAAT